CCCACTTATTCACCGGCTCACCAATTAAGGTGAAAGCCGGATGTCGTTTAATCGCACTCCATAAAAACTTTTGTAGAGGTTTGAGGGCAAAGCCGGACATTGCCGGCCCCTTCGTAATCACTCGCACTTTCAAGCTCTCCGCCAGGCCCACAGGTTTGACCAAAGGTACCTCCTGTGTTGCGTTGCGGAATGCCCGATCATACAACATCGAATACAAGTGTTCGGTGTGCATAATGTCTGCAATCACTACATTTCCCCCAATTAACCCCATCAATTGTCGCACGTGTTCATCCTCCTCATTGATCACAACTTCCGTGAATGTTACATTACTCTTGCCTTCTTCCTTCCCGTCGCCCGCGTTAACGATTCGGTTCAAACCCATATCAGCAGCAAGCTGCTGAAGTGAGTCGATACCGCCGCCCTCCGCGCACGTCCGTTCAAAAGTTGACTTGGTAGTCGGCATCTTTGGTGCCGCCCGATGGTCATCGGTATAACTTAATCCCACAAAAAGCTCATCGACCGTCCGGTTTAATTCGGCGATCATGTTAGCCCTGTTCACTTCCGTTTGCACGCCAGCAGTCTCCATGTCTGTGGCATCGGCCCAAAAGGTCGGACTCTTCCTATCCAACAACTCTACATCGGGGGGTTGTACATGTACTTCAGTCAACGACTTCACTGACTTTTCCACGTTTGCTTCAACCATCCTCTTGGTGGGTCGCGGACATCCCTTCTTAAGCTGCGACACAGAGGTCACAAACGAAATTGAGGAGGGCGAGGCCAACACCTTCTTGATGTATTTTGTGCAGACGCCATGAGCGAGGTGCTCTGGCTGATCTTTGAATGTCACGGGGAACGGGCGAGGCACTGGGTCGTCAAGCTGAGGAGTCCTCGAATGGAAGAAAGCCGCAAATTTGTATTTCGCAAACTTCATCCACCCAAACTCACCACAAGCCACTGCACCACGATGCCAATGTTCCACCGTTTTCTTGAACGAATTCGCAACCCGCGTACCCTCCGGAGACGGGGACAGGCGCGACTCACATCCATAACACTCGAGGAGCGTGAAAAGCGCTTCCACACATCCAATTGTTCCATCCAACTCTTCACGGGCGGCTTTAGCCGCCTTCTTCTCCGCCTTAGACAAGACGCGCTTCACGCGCGCCTCATCGACAGACGAAGCGGGAGTCCCAGTACCGGTAGGCATAGCCACCGGGGGGGATGACCTCTTCGAGTCAGATGGGTCTGAGGGCACAACAACTGCACCAACAGGGAGTGGCGTCTTCACGACACCATGCGTCATTCCTACCATCCTTGACGGCGATAACAACTTCGCCGTGTTGCTACCACGATTCACAGGCAAGTCTCAGAAGCCCCGCGATTTTTCGCGCGAGGGAGAGACTTAGCTACTTG